AATTCATTAGCCCAGTTAAGTCAATGCATAAAAAAAGATGATTTGCGAATTCATGTCAAAAACGGCGGTATTTCTGCTATCAGTAAACATAGTGATGATTTTGGTGATCTTGTATTAAAATATGTTCAAAAATACAAAGATGTTGTGTTGCAGGAAATTCAACAACTTGACTTATCTGATAATAAAATTATTGATTTTTTAGGACATGATAGTTTACCTAACACGCCTCTGTAGCTCAGTGGATCAGAGCATTGCGCTTCGAACGCAAGTGTCGGGAGTTCGAATCTCTCCAGAGGCTCCAAAATAGTTGTTGCATTAAAAACAAAAGACTGTATATTATCAAAATAGAAGCTAAGGATACGAACACTCCGCAGCACGAAAAATATAGCAAAATTAAAAAAGTTATAAAAGTCCAAAATAGTAATTGCAAATAAAATAAAAGACTGTATATTAAGAAAATAGACGCTGTAGCAAATAACGAAAGTTAGAAATTACAGCGCAGAGTTAACAGTAGGCAAAAGTTATCTGTATAGACGATAGTTGCCATTCGCATAAAATATGAGGATCGCGCCTCATATGCCAGGCAAATACTGTTTCAAGTTTGGGGGTTTAGCCTCGTTAGGATAAGCACAGCGATGTGCCCAAAGCTGCAAAGCCTACATAGCAGCGCATAGCAATATGTCCACCTAAACAAGCCTGAGTTAGACTTGACTCGCACTAGCGAAAGCAAGTCCTGCCAGTAGGATGGCAGTAGAGTAGAAAGTTACTGTGTAGGTCCGAAAGGACATGACCAGAGCCGTTCGGTGAGGTCAAATAGGGTTGGCGCTTTAGCCTACACAAGCCAAAGTAACGTGTACTTGAATACTAACAGGTAGGTAATAGTCTGACCATTCGCGTGGAAAGGCAAATTACCATCACAATAGTAGAGGGTTGAGTAGCTCAAGAGAGTGAAACATCCAAAACTAGAAGTGACGCTTAGTAGCCCGCAAGGCAAAAGGCGAGAGGGCGTGTTGTATTTTGTATCTAACAAGATATGAAGCAACTGGAGCAGCACGTCACAGTAGGTTGCAAACATAGCTCATTGGTAGAGCAATCGCATTGATAAGCGATCGGTAGTGGGTTCAACTCCCTCTGTTGATTATAAAATTGCAAAGACTGCTCCGGTTGAATGTGTAAGGTGTCAAATGCTTAGGCCGCAAGGTAACTAAGCCTAACGAAACCCGCAAGGTCTAGTTAGTTCATACAGGAAGCGTCGTAACTTCTTAGCGGAAGTGAATAGCTCGCAAGGCTAACGGTGTAGATAGTGTGGAGTAGCATTCAACGACGAGTCTAATGCCTGACTCTAAAAACGGCGACACTGCTAGGATACTTTCTCACAAATGCCCTTCGTGGCCGGAGAGAGTGGATGTCGGATTAAGCTAACTCGCAAGGTTAGGTCGTAAGGTCCGAAGACTTAGCACTGTATGGGTAATCTCACCATACGCTGAAACACTTTAATAAACAGGCGCCTAGTTTGAGTAATATCAACTAACGGCGCTTTTTGTTTTTGTGCTTCAGTCTCAAACGAAAGGAAAAACAAATGAGACTGTTACTATCTATTTTTCTAGCAATAGGACTTTTTATTATTCCAGCAGAAGCTGCAAAAGTTAAAGCAAGTTGGTATGGTCCTGGATTTCATGGACGCAAAACTGCTAGCGGTGAACGATTTAATCAAAATGCAATGACTGCCGCACATAAGACTTTAAAGTTTGGCACATTAGTTCGTGTAACTTATAAAGGTCGTAGCGTCACGGTACGCATCAATGATCGTGGACCTTTTACAAAAGGCAGAACTATTGATCTAAGCAAGGCTGCTGCTAGAAAAATTGGCTGTAAAGGAGTTTGTGTAGTGAACATGGTAGTAGTTGGCCACAAAAAGAAAAAGTAAACTAGTAATTAGAATACTGACTCATTCCAAGATATTGTTTAACCTTCTTTTCAAGGTCTGCTCTAATAGCGTAGTATTCAGCTCTAATAGTAATTTCATATCCTTTTTCAAAGGCACCTTCTAAATCTTCATCTATGTGAAGACCAAATTCTTCAATTACTGTTTGCGGATCAACCCAGGCATTAAAATCTTTATACTTTTGAAACTCTGGGGGAAGTTTAGGCAATATCTGTACTAATGCCTCAAAACTGTGCTGAAAATTGTATTTCTTAAAAATACCATTGAATATTTCAATTGGGTATTCATCGACATTAAACTCTACTTCGTAGCTAGCGCCTTCCATCCTAATGTATCTATATACCGTCTTATAAGCTTCTCTTAGTTCATCGTTTTGCCATACATAACCCATTATTTCTTTAACAGTTTCTGGATTGACCATTCTAATCATCATCTCGGTAGATAATACCAAATCACGATCAGTGTCGCTCCATGTAAAATGGAATGGATCTCTAAAGAACACGATATAAACTTGAGTGCCAAAGTTGCTTGCTAAACTTCTACTAGTAGTAGTGAAGATACTGTTATCACGTCTAGCTACGACGCCCATTTGATCCATTGCATGATTCCAAGCATCATGCATCGTACTGCTGCTATCTTTAGCAACTCTTTCATTAAATGGTTTGCCATAAAATGCAGGAGCATCTTCTTTAGTGCCTCTATATAAAAGTTTACCAGTTGACTTACAGGCAGCAACGATAGTTGGGCAGTGACGGACAATAGCAGCCATATATTTCTCAAAACTATCAGCACCTTTACCTTGCTTGGCTGAGGCAAGTTTGGATTTTAAATCATCCACATACTTTTGATATGATTGCTTGAGATCCTCAAGTTCTTTTTCAGCACCTGCAATTTTATAATCGTCGTAATCTAAAGACGACAAGTTTGCTTCTTGATCTTCAATATCTCTTATTGCTCGTTCATACTTGTCAATCTGTAGCTGAATAGCTTTCCTCTGACCAGGTTCAATTTTTTCAAAAAGGTCTTGTAATAACATTCAAAAATTCCTAGCTTATGTTTAATGCTTTAAAAACTTGATTCTTAAATTTGCTGTGTATAGCATAGATGCCACTAGTGTTAATGATGCAATCATGACCATAACTTAATACTCGTTCAAGATCATCTGTTTTCATGTCAAATATAGTATTAAAACTTTCTCTACTGACCCAACTAGTCCAACTAGTCATTCTATCCCAACCATCTGGCAATGTACCGTTTTCAAACATTTTATTTAAAGCCCGTATTTGACTTTCCCACTCGTACCTGCCCATAAATCCATCTGCTGTGCCAATATATTCTTCTGCTGGATAACTAAGTTCTGCCCCTGCTTTTTTAAATTCAGCAAACATTTTTGTATCGCCCACAAATACTTTCCAAGCATCTCTTAACAAGTCAGGATCAAATAACTTATTTAATGCATGTGATGGATACCCTAGTGTGGTTATCTCCTGTGGCCAAAAATATTTAAAATCATTGCGAGGGAAAATAATGTATGGAGTTCTACCATCACTGCTAGCTTCGTAACTATCAGATGTGGCAAAGACTGCATTTTCAAAACTCATGTTATCATATAAGAGTTCAATTAGATTTTGAATTTCAGCACCATTGCGAGCCCCGCGGTAATCATCTAGATTTAAATGAGCAGAAGGTTTACCATACAATGCAGGTTGTCCGGCGTTTTTAAATCCAGAGTAAAAAACTCTACCTCTATATTGATATGTACTCACTATGTCACTACAATTCTTTTTAATACCAGCTATAAAGTTATCAAACTGAGGGTTAACATTAGCTTGTTTTATTTTATCCTTGAGCTCATCAATAGCTTTTGTGTATGCAGCAACATAAGCATCAACTTTATCTTTCAGCTCTTTAGGAAAAGTGCCATACATAAACTTGTCATCTAATTCGTTCTTTTTACGATTGAGTTTTCGTAATTCTTCTTCGTAGTCATTAATTTGAAGTTTAATTGCTTTGACTTGCCCAGGGGTTAGTTGTGCTTCAAAAAGCTCAGCAGGAGTTGTTATGAGATCATTGTAACGCATGTAATATTTATTATAGTAATAAATAATGCTGCTATGCTTATTACTGAATTAATCGCGCCTGTAGAAGAAGGCGTTTACGATCCACACATTTTTAAAGCTGTTTTTATGGCTGGAAGCCCAGGTGCGGGCAAAAGTACAATAGCAAATAAGCTATTTGGAGGTACTGGGCTTAAGGTCTTAAATGTTGATAGCTTTTGGCAGTTATATAAAGGTCTAGGAAAGCAGGGCAATTATAGCCGTTATTGGGAACTATACAAAGTTCAAGAAAAGAACTTTCTAGCAGGACGATTAGGTTTAATTATTGATGGCACTGCTAAGAATCCAGAGCGTATGGCACAAGTTAAAGCTGATTTAGAAAGCCTCGGGTATGATACTGCTATGGTGTTTGTAAACACAAGTTTAGATGTAAGCATGGATAGAGTTATAAACAGAGCCAAGAGTGCAGGTAAAGATCTTGGTCGTGAAATAGATCCATCATTTGTTCAAGATGCTTGGGAAAAGACTCAAAAAGGATTGGGTGCGCTACAAGCTATGTTTGGTGGTCAATTCTTCATTGTAGATAATAACAGACCAAATCCAAATATAAAATATGTGGCTAGCACAATGGATCGTTGGTTAGCACAAAAGCCAAGTAAACCTGCTGCTAAGGAATGGATGCAAGCACAACTAGCTGCTAAGTCAACTGCTGGAAAAATGAATCAACAATCGGACGATGCTGCTCCCGCCCAACAGAACGAAATTCCTGCCAAGTCATCCACTTAGTCTCAGCAATTTCCCAGCAAGGTAAATTAAATGCATCAGGATCTTTTACTTCAGCAAAGTAAACGGACAGAATATATCCAAATGTCCTAAAGTTACCAAGATGCTTAACTGGACCAGCTAGGTTACTTTGTCTAAGGCCCAGTTCTTCTTCCGCTTCACGGATAGCTGCTTGTTCAACAGTTTCACCTTCGTCAATTTGCCCTTTACAAAGAGCAAAGTGCGGACCACCAAACATTGGATTGCTACTGAGAGCAACTAGTACTTGGTCCTTGTAATATGGGATGAATGCCGCTTTTGTTTTTTTAATTTTCATGCTAATAGTATATAACAAATAAATATTTCATCAACAGGATAATTGGAAAATGCCATTAAAACCAGGACAGATAAAAGATTTAAAAATAAAGTTTGAAAAGCTTAAAGGACTTGAAGCATTAGAAAATAAGTTAGAAAAGCTCAATAATACCCAATATCATTTTGACAAGGCATCTACAATGGGATCAGATGTACTTAAACTTGCCAAAAAAGAATTTGATAGTTTAATTCAAAAAATAAGAAACGAAATTAACAATACTAAACAAGAAATTGTAAAACTACAAAATACCAAACAGGCTAAAAATCCAGCAGTAGATGCGTTAGTAAAAAACATAGCAAAAGAATGTAGCCAAGTTATTTCGGTCTATCGCAAAACAGATACAGTATTGCTTCGCGGGACAAACGGTAAACCAAAAGCATTTATGGGACGCAGCTATAATAACAGAGAACCAAAAGACAGCAGTGCTGCTGCTCAAAAACTTTATGACATGGCACTCAAATCAATGGGCTTTAAAGCATTAAGATCAAACAGTATTTTTACTACCAGCGACGGCAGTCAAGCTTCAAGTTATGGAGATCTATATTACATTTTTCCAAAAAATGGATTTGCTTTTCACTGGACACCAGGAAATCCTGATCTAGTTTTAGACAGCATTGGTGAAGTTTTAGACATAGGATATATTGAAGAAATAATAATGGATGTTAGTGAATGGTATTATAAAAAGACAAAAAAAGACTTAAATTGGAAATACGACGATCCATATGATGCAGCACATGAAATAGATAAATTTATTGCAGCAATTGCCAAGTTAGGTTATCCAAAAGCAAAAAGCATAACTTTAAAAAAATTGATAAACTACATTTTTATAAACGATGATCTTGAAGCAACAAACAAAGATTTCGTTGGAGCAGTGGAAAGCGGAAACGAAGTCATGATCGCTGGCGAATATTATGCCATAAGTACCGAATCAAAATTAGGTGAATATATACTTAAGGCATTAAAAATAGAAGCAAGCAATATATATTTTTAATTATTAAATATGACTAAATTTTATTGTCCAAGAATTAAAAACGGTATAGCATTTACTCCTAACAGAGATTATGATGTTTGCAGTGTACGTAATTTAAATCTATCTAGTAAATTAGGTATTTCTTCAACTAGTTTAAAAGATTTTTTAAACAGTGAATATCGTCAAAAACTGATACAATCTGTTGATAAAGAGCAATGGCCTGTGGGCTGCGAAGGTTGTTTGTGGTTAGAAAAAGTTGGATTACCGAGCACTCGTTTATCTGAAATCAATATCGAAAAAGAAAATGGAACAAGTCCAATAGTTCATTTTAACAGTGGATCAATCTGTGACAGCGATTGTATTATGTGTGGACCGCGATGGAGTACTAGTATTGCAAACAGACTTAAAGAATTTCCGGATCCAGACCAAAATTATTTTACCCTAGGCAATGAAGGGATAGAATTGCCATTTGATAAAGATGCAATTCAAAATTTAAAAGATGCGATTTCAATTTCAAAAAGATTAAAAATACTCGGCGGTGAGCCATTTTTAGATAAAAAATTATGGAATTTCCTTGATACAGTTGCTAATAAAGATTTAGAATTATTAATACTTACAAACGGCAATACTTTCCCCAATAAAAAACAATTAGCTATTTTTGAAAAATTTTTAAAAATACAGGTTATTTTTAGCATCGATGGCACAGGTATAACAAATGAATGGATTAGACAGAATTTAAGTTTTAAACAAATAGCAACCAATTATTTAAAAATGCAAAAAATTGAAAATGTTTCATGTATAGTTACGTCAGTTGTCCAAGCTCATAATTTATTAAATTTAAAAGATTTAGTTAAATTGTTTAAATCAAATATCAATTTTAATTTACTTTTACATCCAGAGTTACTAGCAGTTCGTAATGCACCAAAGTGGGTTATTGAAAAAGCAATCGATGAAACTAAAGACAATGAACAATTGCAAACAATGTTAAAACTTAGTTTAAAAGCAAATCCTACTCACGATATAAAATTATTGCAGTCTCATACTGAATATCTTAATTCTCATCGTCAACATTATTTTAATTTTGAAAATTGGCAAGTACAAGAAAAATGAACTGTTTAAAGAAGAATATATAATAGTATGAAAGTAAAAATTATAGCCACTGGTTCTCCAGGCACTAAAATCTTTATAAGTCCAATCTATTTTATTTTGAAATCGTATTATAACCTTCGAGGAAATAATAAAAACAAAGTTGAATGGGGAGAAACAATATACGATCGAAATAAATCTGTACAGGAAATTTTTGATAATATTCAACATGAAAAAATTGATGTTCTTTGTTTAAGTATTTTTATTTGGAACAGAGCTCAGTTAACTCATTTGGCTAAAATGATAAAAGAAAAAATGCCAAATGTTATAATAATCGCTGGCGGCCCCGATTTAGATGCTCATCGAAACCCAACATTTTTTGATAATAACAATATGTTTGATTATGTTGTTTATGGTGACGGGGAAGAAGCATTTGTTACTTTATTAGATTCAATAATAGAAAAGAAAGAATTGATTAATGCTTATAACATTGTAACTCCAAATAAAATCTTTCCTTTTCGAATTTTTCAAGATGATGAATTCTCTAAAATTAGTCCTTGGTTAGACTTACAAAAAGAAGTTGCAGAAACTATTAATTTTTTTGGAAAAGACAATTCAGTAATTTATTGGGAAATGGCAAGAGGTTGTCCGTATTCCTGTAGCTTTTGTGATTGGAATAATAGTTTACACAATAAAGTAAAGAGACGTAGATCAAATTGGAAAGAAGAAATTGATTTTTTCTCTGAATTAGGGGCAGAAGTTAGAGTAATTGATGCAAACTGGGGAATGTATAAAGAAGACATTGAAATACACAAATATGCATTGCCCAAGTTACAATTCACTGCAATGAACTTACCAAAGCTTAATAAAAAAACTGCATACGAATTAATGTCATTAAGTTATCAATACTTTCCAGAAGGTAGATTTGTTATTAGTTTACAAGATTTAAATGAAGATGTTTTAAAAAATATAGATCGCCCAAGTCCGCCGTGGAGTGAACATAAAAAGTTAATAAAAGAATTGCAACAAAAGCACCCCGATCTCGAATTAAGAGCAGAATTAATTATTGGACTTCCAGGCCAAACTATAGATACTTGGATAGATACACTATTAGAATTAGAAAATATCGGTATAAATTATTTAGAAGCTAATCTTTGGATGATGTTACCTGGTAGTCCTGCTTACAAAGCAGACTATCAAAAGAAACATCAAATTAAATTTGATGAAATAATCTTCATAAAGAAAGATTTTAAATCATACGATGAAATTAATTTTGCAGTCAAGAATGGATTACAAGGTTGGTATAAAACAAGAATGATTACTTCTTCTATTTCTGCTGATTTTTCAGATATTTTAACCATGTTTGCATTGGCATCGGTATATAATTTTTTACATGCATATTACAAAAAAATAAAATTTGTTGATCTTGTTGATAAATTACGAAATCGACTTAAAGAAGAATGTAACGAATTTGCAAAGATAATAGATAATACAAAAACATTTTCAGTTCAAGTTGATGATAAATTAGTTTCTCTAGAAGAATATTATTACGAATTTGCAAAAATAAAAACATTACTAAGATAACCCTAGAGCGATTCCTAATGCAATGGCTATGAATTTCCACTAGTCGCATTATATCACTAGGCCTCCACCCTCTAGTCTAAAGTGGAAAATAAGCTAGGTGGGTTGTTTTGGAGGGCGGTGCTGCCGGGCACCAGGTTGAGCACAGGACTATTCGCAGTTTGTGTTACCGGCAATTATTAATTGCTAAACTTAAGTGTTTAGTTTATATTGTTGATATTGGAAGGGTGGCAGAGTGGCCTATCGCGTCGGTCTTGAAAACCGAAGTACCGCAGGGTACCGTGAGTTCGAATCTCACCCCTTCCGCCAACAATAGGAAATTATTTTGCGTATTGAGACTGACCTCAAATTAGATTTTTCAGATGTATTAATTCGTCCCAAGCGTTCAACACTTGCTAGCAGAAGTGAAGTTAGTTTAGAACGAGAGTTCGTTTTTCGTAATAGCAAGCAAACATATAAAGGTATTCCAATCATGGCTGCTAACATGGATGGCGTTGGTACTTTTACTATTGCCGAAGTTTTAGCACAGTATGGTATGTTTACTTGTTTAGTTAAACATTATTCCGTTGAAGATCTGCAGGAATGGATTTATACTCTTGGATTTAACAAACAAAACAATTGGGCATATAGCCTAGGAATTACTCAAACTGATTTAGAAAAGTTTGATAAAGTTTATGAATTAACAAAAGATCCTGATGGTGTTAATCGCAGTATCAATTTTATTTGTATTGATGTTGCTAATGGCTACAGTGAAAAGTTTGTTGACTTTGTGTGGAAATTTAGAGACAAATATCCAAATCTAACCATCATTGCTGGTAATGTTGTTACTGGTGAAATGACAGAAGAGTTAATTTTAAATGGAGCAGACATTGTTAAAGTCGGTATTGGCCCTGGTAGTGTTTGTACTACTCGTATTAAGACTGGCGTGGGCTATCCCCAGCTTTCTGCGATCGTCGAATGTGCAGATGCAGCTCATGGCCTCGGTGGACATATTAGTGCTGACGGTGGTTGCACTAGTCCTGGTGATGTAGCAAAAGCATTTGGCGCCGGCGCAGACTTTGTTATGCTTGGGGGCATGTTAGCAGGGCATGATGAAGGCGGTGGCGCTATTGTTAAAAAAATGTATCAAACAAATGAACTTGATGAGCACGGATATCATATCAATAGGGAAGAATTATATGTAAAGTTTTATGGTATGAGTAGCCAAGCTGCAAATGAAAAACACTTTGGTGGTTTAAAAAATTATCGTGCTAGTGAAGGCCGAGAAGTTTTAATTCCTTTTAAAGGGCCTATTGAAACAACTATTCAAGATATTTTAGGCGGACTACGCTCAACTTGTACATATGTTGGTGCTAGTAAGTTAAAAGAACTTAGTAAGCGCACATCGTTTATTCGCGTAAATAATACACACAATAAAGTATACGAACCACCAAACTCTAATAAATAAAGTATGAAAATTCTTGATTTAACAGAAGCTGTAACTGATCCTGAAAGAAAGGAATATGCGAAAAAAGTTTCTAAACCTGCACCAGAAAGAGAATTGGAAACTTTTTTCAAAAAACATAAACCTAAATTAAAAACGGCAATTAACGCTTATCTTAATGGAAAAATTATTTATCGTGGTGTTCCAAACAAAAGTTCTATGTTGTTAGTTGATCCAACAAAAGTTGAACGCAAAGCTGCTAACACTTTCAATTATATGAATTTATTACAAAGCAATTTGCCAAGTTGGTCAGCATATCCTCCAAGAAATCGTTCATTAATTTGTACTACAAATTATAAAGATGCGAGACATTATGGTGATTATTTTGTTGTTTTGCCATTTGGAGATCCAGTAATTGGAATATGTCCTTCTGACGATTGGTTTGACTCAATGCATGAATTTGGCGGACCTGATAGTATAAACGATGACTTTAATGATTTTTATGATAATTTAAAATATTTATTGGAGAGTAAGGATAAAAAAATAAAATTGCCTCCACATTTGCCAGATACAAAAAAAGAATTTTTTCAAACTCTAACACTATTAGATAACTTAAAACTGAAGTATAAAAAGCATTTTAAACAAATAGCCGAAGATGGAAGTTATTTTACTGAGTCTTTACTTAAATATACAACACTAGTTGATGGATTTAATAAGTTATTAAATCCTAAAAAATATGAATTTACAATAGAATCTCTTAGTAATTTTAGTGCACCTGCAACTACAGAAGTTTGGTTTAGTGCACCTGCTTTGTTTATACGACCTGTATATCTAAATCAATATTTGAATATTACAAACAAAAACTAAAGGTCTCTTAGCTCAGCTGGATAGAGCACAAGTTTCCTAAACTTGGGGTCGTGGGTTCGAGTCCCTCAGAGATCGCCATACTTTAACGTAGTTAACGTTTTCAAAAATATGTATACTAGAGTGAGACGGATCCATTAGATCGCAGCGAACCGTCTCAGAATAATCAATTACAAAATTCATTTATAAGTGCTGTGGAACATTAATAAAACAATCAATTCCATTTACGTTTTTTCTATTATAAATCCATAAATTGTTTTGTTTATCATATCCAATTTTAATTTTTTCTTTTAAAAACAAATTACATTGAATAAATTCTAAATAACTTAATGAAATACAATACGGTTTATCAGAAAATAGAAAATAATTGCAGAATTTAGGATATGTCTCTGCTAGATTAATAAAATTATTGATGTTGCTAATTTTTCGTTTATCAAATACTGCATTTTTTATTGTGTTATCTGCTTGTAGATTACCAGATAATACTACAATAGAATCTTCATCTATAACACACGACTCTAATAATTTTTCGTATTCTGTATCCCATACAAACCAATTTCTTACTGTATGTTCATTTTCGATAATATGAATAAACGGAAGCAAAATTAATCCATCTATTTCAATTTTAAATGAATTTGCGCTTGGATCAAGGTACTTCAAATACTTGTATAATTCATCTAAGCTATTAATTTGTAAACCGGTGTGCTCTTTAAGCAGAACCAATATATAATTATACTCTATATTGTTTACTGCACATGCTATTATTTTATTATTTCCTTTGGATATAACATAACTTTTATTGTTTACGGCAGTAAAACAAAAAGGTGTTCTTATATTTTGAAAAAGTAATGTATCGCACAAAAATTTTCTTTTTGCATTATTAAAATCAGATTTATAATTTTTATAAAATTCTTGTACAATTTCATTCTTATCTTGTTTTACGAAATCAAATATATTTTCATAAAAGTAATTTAATTTAAATTTATTCAAATAAAAATATTCAAATAAATCCTGTTCAATCAAGCTATTGTTAACAAAAATACTTAAGTTAGGATGCATCAAAATATTTATTGACTGTGTTATCTTAAATTAATACTATTTCATAGTTAGGCTTATATCTTTTCCTAGCAGAAAGAGAAAAATTAAATGATATCTAAACTACTTGAAGGGGTGGACCGTACGCTAGTTGCCAAACTAGTATTGTTTCACACGCTAGTCATTGCTATCAGCAATTTCCTAGTAACTATTCCTTTTGAACTTGCTGGTCATCCATTGACTTATGCTGCCTTCACTTTCCCACTAGTAATTGTCGCAACAGATCTAACTGTTCGATTACTTGGTAAAGAGCTTGGACGAGCAGTTGTAGCATTTTCTTATATTCCCGCAGTAATTGTATCTATCCTAGTAATTCTAGCAGAAGGTGCGCCATCCAGCGTAGCTTTTAGAATTGGTTTTGCAAGCGGTACTGCTTATCTAGTTGGCACTATGCTTGATGTTTATGTGTTCCAGTATATCCGTGAACGTATGACAGGCTGGTGGTGGGCACCTGCAATTAGTATGGTTGCTGCTAACTTTATCGACACCTACACATTCTTCTATGTTGGATTTGCCAACGGTGCAGACGCATTTATGGCAGAAAATTGGCATTTAGTAGCATGGAATCAAACCATTACTAAGCTTGTAATTGGTTGGGTAGTATTCTTGCCAGCATATGGTATACTTTTAGCTTATCTAAAAAATAAGCTTGCAAAGTCTTAATTACTCACCTAAGGTTGGAAATGTCCGTGCTGGCGAACGTGTTGGTACGGACACTTTTCTTTTTGTATTGTCAATAACACCTTTAGCTGGATGAGATTTTGCAGAAACTATTTCTGCTTTTGGTTTATTAGATGATTTATAATTTTTTTTTGGTCCAATACCACAACTTCTACAAACCATTGTTGACAAACCTTTTCTGATAATGTATAAGTATATTTAGTACATAGGAAGTGTGATGTCTGATCCAACTAATCCAGAAGACGATGATCGTAAATTTGAATTGTCTCTGAGACTTATGGGAAATGAAGTAATTGCAATTGCTTTATTTTCTAATAATCCTAGCAATAGGTGGTTGTGGATGAGTATTGGAGCAGTGCTTGTATTGTTTATTAGCATAACACTGTTTGGTGCAGACATCAGTACATTTTATAAAAGTCTTTTAGGTTAATGCCGGTTTAGCTCAGTTGGTAGAGCACCTGATTTGTAATCAGGGGGTCAGGAGTTCGAGTCTCTTAACCGGCACCATAATGCTGTTATAGCTCAGTTGGTAGAGCAGTTGATTAGTAATCATCAGGTCGGGAGTTCGAATCTCTCTAACAGCACCATTAATTAAACATTTGGTGGTAGATTATCAATATCGTACTGATACATATCATACCATGTAACTAAAGCATTAGTATCAAAACTTAAATCAAAACTTTTTCCTGCTTCCCAAATAGTATCTGTTAGTATGCTACTATAATCTGTTGTGCGGTAATTTACATCAGTGGATGTAGCAAGGTATGTGTATGCAGGATATGTTCCATCTTCGTTTGATAATGCAACATAGTTGACATTTAGATTCAAATCTTTTGTTTGGTCTAAGAAATCATTAACCATGCTAATTTTTAATTGGTGTAAACCAGTTGCTTCAAATGTATGTTCAACAACATAAGGGGAATTAATATTATTGGTTATAGATAAATTACTTTGAATTACTTGGTTATCTAACCAAATTGTAGCTACAGCAGCTGGATCTGCTACGCTGCTTGAAAGTGCTATCTTTAATGTTCTTTGTGCCATTTTGTTCTCCCATCTATTTATTAAATTATTGTTGACTTAGGATTAAATAAAACATATTATTAAAAATATAACAAGCGGGTGTAGCTCAATGGTAGAGCCGTAGCCTTCCAAGCTAAAGACGAGGGTTCGATTCCCTTCACCCGCTCCAATAGCCGTTTAGCTCAGTCTGGTAGAGCGTTTGGTTTACATCCAAAATGTCAGCGGTTCGAACCCGTTAACGGCTACCAATTTATTAAAGAGGTTCTAAATGATTGCAAACGTAATCGATAAGCGTACAAACAAATATGATGTGCGTTGCGATGTAGCTTTTGAACCCAGTTGGCATGATAATACTATTAAAGGAGCGACGCAGTTTTGGCGTACACGCTCCTTTTCTTATGACGAAAAACGTAATACTACAATTGTACAAGCGATAGAATTTGCCCAAAAATGGGATGAAGCTGTAACAATGTTTGTCTACGATTTAGATTTTTTAGCAAGAGAAGGATTAAAATGAATATTAAACAAGAAAATCATTTAGATGCGTTGAGCCGTAAACATCGTGAATTGGACAAGCAAATTGGCCAATTACAAGAAAGCGAAAGTTTTGATGACGCTGAATTAATGCGTTTAAAGCAAGAACGCCTTAAAATTAAAGACGAGATTTTTGCATTTAAACGTCAACTTGCAAAAGATATTCTCACTGCTAAGGAATAAAGATGGCGCACGGTTCACTATGGATTAAACGAGAACTATTAAGACAAGACCTAATCCTTCTTAAAATTAATAAGGAAAAAGGCAAAGAAGATAAACGAACCATTGAAGAATGGTTAACTGAAACAATTGCTGAATTGGACAAAGTTTGCAAGTAAATTGCCAAATTTACAATAGACAAAAAACTTAAAGATGCTATGTTAGTAGCATAGTCAATTGGAGTTAAAATATGAACTACGATAAGCGTTTCTTCCTTCTTTGGGGCAAAGTACTTGGCACTGCTATTTTAGCAATTGCTGCATTCTTTGGTTCCATGTATGTTATTACCCAACTCCCTCCCGTTGCTGCCTTAGTTCTTGTTGGAACTTTTGCTGTTGGTTACGTTGGATGGTTTACATTTTCTATCGCTGAGTTTAAGCGTAAGAATGAAATTCGTAATAACGAACGTGTAATGGAAACCCTTAAGAAGGAAAGCACTGTCTAATGACAATGCATATGGTTGGGCCATATCTTACTACTAATGCTTCAGGTAAGAAGAAGAAAAAGTCTGCAAGGCAAATTAAGGCAGATGCAGAACATGCTGCATGGCTTAAGGCACGTGGACTTGATCGTGCTAGTGTTCAAGCCCGTGTTGCTAAGGAAAATCATCGTGCTGAAATGCCAAAGTACGAATACACTAAGGTCCAATATAGTAACGTTGTAGGTTCTGGCACACAGTCAGGTGTTATGGCTAATCTACATAAAGAACCGGCACACATTCAAAAAGCTATTCTCGATAAAGCGAGTCGTGTTATGCCGCTTTATAACAAAGGCGGACTACAATACTGTACTCCTGACACTGACCTTAAAACAGTTGGCACAAAAAGTCGACGTGGTTAAGTCAAAAGAAAAATGTAAAAAATGTAAAAAATCTATAGCGACGCAGGATTTATATATTTCTGCGTTGCTAAACTGTCCTAATTGGAATTGTTCCTTAACTACATCAACAGCAAAAGTTCTTAATAAATAACTATAATGAGCAAAGAAGATACAATTAAATTTGACGGCATTGTCAATGAGATTCTGCCAAACAACATGTTTAGGGTCATACTAGATATGCCCAACAAGAAACACGAAATAGTAGCTTACCTTTCTGGTAAGATGAAACAAAATCGTATTAAGGTTATTAGTGGCGATAAAGTGGAAGTTGAAATGACTCCATATGACCTAAACAAAGGTCGTATTAGTTTCCGCCATCGTTAACCTACAAATGGATCTGTGATTACTGGCAAGTTATTACGCATCATAATGTTGCCCGGGTGTATATCTAACGCTATACCCGATCCGCGTTTTGACATTGATGCCAAATCATCTAATAAGTTTAAAAATTGAGGATACTTGTCTTCAAACTTTTTTCTAATAGCTCTATAAACGTGATCACCTTCTTTTGGATTCTGTAAATATTTAATTTCTTTAAACAATTCAAAATCAATTTCTTTAAGCTTTTCAATTCTTACTAGTGTAAAATTGTTAGGAAGCTTAACTGGTTTACCACGTAATTTAGGAACGTAAGGATTTTGAATATTTGTCTGCATATAGTCCAAATATCTTTTATATCCCATATCTGGACTGAATATTTTGATTACAAAGTTGTCTTCAGGTCTAGCATAAACTGAAGCATATAATCCGCTGCCTAAGTTATACTTTTGGTAACCTAATTCATCGAGCTTGTCTTTTAGCCCGCCATACCCAAACATAAAACCAGTATCTTTTACTGCTTTATACTCTGGTTTATTCTTATACCCAACTAATTCATCTATCTTCATAGAAATATTTATAAAAAAAGAGGGGCAGTTGCCTACCCCTCCCTTTTATCACCCTCTTCTAAATTGAGCTACGCTTTTTCTAGAATAGGCTGTGATCTTAACGCTATTGCTCTGATTGCCTCCAATCACCAAGACCTTGTCGCCCTTAAAGCCAACAAAGAATCCAACATGATAACCACGCTTTGTTTTGATGATAACAATATCACCCTGCTGTGGCTTGGATACTTTCTTGCCCCAGGCAAAGAAGCTTCTTGCAGCTAAACTGCCTGTCCCTTTCTTTCCCTTCTTCTTTAGTATAGCATTAGCAAATGCTGCACACCAAGGGGTCTTCCTTGGATTTACCTTAAGGAGTTTACTAAGGGATCCGCTATGCTTACCCTCCGTCATTCCTTGATAGGTCTTGGCTGCGGCTACAGTTGTGGCTGTAGCTTGATCAGAATGCCCAGTGGCAAAACTGACAAATAGCGCCAAGACCATGGCTGAAACCATGTGTCTTGTCATTTTCTGTCCTTTCTGTCCCTGGGACTATGCCCAGCAACAGTAGTAGTTAAGCACATATCTATTAGAATTAAAATATAATAAAACTCTACGCCAATATTGACCTGTGTATAACTATTAAATACAATACAATCATGATCACTATTACTGAAACAGCCAAGAATTATCTAAACGATCAGCTTCTAAAAGCCAACAATGGCGGCGGAAGTCGCTATGTTAAGCTCAGTGTAAAGGGCGGCGGATGTGCTGGATTCAGCTATGACTATTCCTTCACTGAAGAAAAAGATCCTATGGACTTTGAAATAGATCTTGGGTTTGGTAGAAACTTCCTAGTTGATGGCATGAGCTTTATGTATGTTGCTGGTACTGAATTGGACTATGTGACAGATCTAGCGGGCAGCGCACTAAAGCTTAGAAATCCAAACGAAACATCAAGTTGTGGGTGCGGTAAAAGTTTCGCAGTATAATCGAAACGCATAAATATCTAAATAAAAGGGTAGATATTTATGGCACAACAAGTAATTAGTATTGGCGGCACTGCAAATGACGGCACCGGCGATCCTCTTCGAACAGCATTTACAAAGTGCAATCAAAATTTTGCAGAGCTCTACGCTAGAGGTGCTGCTGGGTCTAATTTAGATATTAGCGATAATCAAATTGAAGCACTTAATTCAAACGGCAACATTGAGCTAGTTCCAAACGCCGCAGGACGTGTAGTAGTTGTTGACGACAGCATTACTATCAATACAAGCAAAACACCTGCAAGTTCTGTTGGAGCAGCAGGCGATAAAGCAGGTATGATTGCATGGAATGCAAGCTACATTTATGTCTGCACTGCTGATTACAATGGATCAACAAATATTTGGAAAAGAGCTGCTATTGGTAGCACTTGGTAAGGAATTTTAAATGGCACGTCAGAATATTAATCTAGGAACCAATGCAAACGATGGTACTGGCGATAAGCTTCGCGATGCCATGTCAAAAGTTAACGAAAATTTAATTGAACTTTATTCACGTACAGGTGGCGATCAAACTCAAACTGGCACAAGTATTGGTGTATCAGGCAATGTATTAGGTATTGGGGGCGATATGACAATTACCACTAATAACGTTGGTAATTTAACTATTGCTGCTACTACCTATATTACAAAAGATACATTTTTTGCTGGAAATGTAAAAATTAACACTGAAGAAGTTGACGTAAACAATCGTATGTTAATGGAAGGCAATCTCAAGGTAAAAGGAAGCGTAACTATTGGCGCTGATTCTAATGTCGATAGATTAATTTTAAATTCTACTGTTTATGATGACATTATACCAACATTTGATAATACATTTGATATTGGTACTCCTAGTTTAAAATACCGCAATGTGTATATTGGTGGAACTATAAATTCTGCAAACATTTATACACCAAACGCAAATATTAACGGTGGAAAAATTAATAGCACCATCATTGGGGATGCAACTCCAGCTGAAGCAAGATTCTCTACATTAACAACTGTTGGGGACTCATTCCTAGGAGATTTGCTTATTAGAGATAATCAAATTTCAACAGGCGCCGTAAATGGCACAATTGAGTTTAGACCAAATGGTACTGGAAACGTTTATGTTTCAACAAAATTAATTGTAGGTGCTGGATCTACTCCGATGGTTAACCCGGTATTACAAGCTACTGGTAACGCAGATAATTTTACACAAATTGGTGTTCAAAATAAAGGCAGCGGAAAATTTGCCTGTTCAGATATTGTTGTTTTCACTAACGATGGTTCAGATTTTTATAACTTCTGTGATATCGGACAAAATAATACTGGTTGGGACGGTAGCTTACAGTACATATATTTTGATGACAGCAGTGATGCTACTACATGGCAAATTGGAGATACTGTTGTTCAATATGATCTTAATGACGGCTCAAGTATTTTAGCTCGAGGACAAATTGATGAAATAGTTGAAAATCCTGCAAATATAGCTGAAATTAGAATTCGTGTATGTAATATATTTGAAGGAACTACTGGAATATTTGAACAAGGGTCATCGAGTGGGGATGTTTATAATGAAACAGATTGGTCTAATGCTACACCAAAAGATCACGTATTAGAAACATTTACATCAACTGGTGACGCTGTTTATTATATTGGAACACATAGTCTTAATAGTAGCACAGCAAAAGCAGCTTTTGCTCCTACGATTGCACTAGCTTCTGACAGTGTTGAAGTTAAAGTAAATGGCATATTACAATCTGCAGGCATTGATTATACCGTTCAATTTGATAAAATTAAATTCTATAATGTTCCTGCTGCTGGACAAACAATTACTATTCGTCAGCTTCTAGATGCAAACTATCCATTTACTATAGGGCAAAGCGGCGATAGCTATGTTTACAATAACGGCAGTAAATTAACTATCGGTACTATGACAGGCCATGATGTTTTATTTCATACTAACGGTATACGATACACAGCTGAAGCAGGTCGAATTAAAGGACACACTAAGAATTGGATTATTGGTTCAGGTGTAACTGATAAAGATGGGTTCGCAGATACCGGAGAAAAATTACAAGTACACGGTGTAATAAAGACAACTCAACACGTAAAAGGTGGAATCACTGAAGGTAATATAAGCGACGATTTTATATTGAATCCAGTTAAAACTATATACTCATATACCCCAACTGCTAGTGATATTAACATTTACTTGTCAAGTGATAGCGGAAATGCTGTTGGGAGGGTTATTATTTTCAATAATCGTTCATCAACATATAGCTATAACTTAGTAGATGAAGATACGAGTGCAATTATTGCGAGTATTGATCCAAATACAGCACATTCTTTAGCTTGTGATTCAAACGGATGGTTTCTAGTTTCAACTATTTAAAATAAATAGTTGTATGGCTGCACCAATCTGGAAAACCCCTAAAGGCAATTTAGGTACAATACAAGAACAAGAGTTTTACGAGCTTAATCTTCAAGCTATAGTTCCTGATGATTCTGCTCCAAATCTGCAATATAAAATAATTGCAGGTTCGTTGCCTCCTGGAATTGTTTTAAATCAAACTACGGGACTTGTAAGTGGACAACCTAAAGATTTGTATAGATTTAGGGGTGTGCCGTTTGATGTTGCCGAAGATGTAACAAATACTTTTTGTTGCCGAGCTATTAATTTAAGAACAAGTCAAGTAGCAGATAGAACATTTAGTTTAACTGTAACTGGGCAAGACGCACCAACTATTGTGTCAAATATTGAAGAATTAGGAATAGTGTTTGATGGAAATTATGCAGAATTTCAAATCACAGCTATAGATTTAGATAGAGAAACTCTTACATATTACATTTCAAATGGTGCATTACCAAATGGATTAAGCCTAAGTAAAAATACTGGAATAATCTCAGGGTTTGTTCAACCAAACGAATTTTTAGAAGTCGGATCATTAGTTGGGTGGAGCACTGAAATTGGGTGGGATGAAAATCCCTGGGACTTTAACGCTAGAAATACTAGTAAAAGATTTGAATTTGATGTCAGCGTTACTGACGGTAAAGATGTTGTTTCACGAAAATTTAACATTTATATTATAAGCAAAGATTCCTTAACAGCAGATAATGAAACAATCACTGTTAACGGATATTATGAGATAATAACTGCTGATTTAGATAATAAAAGAAATCCAATTATTGCAACACCGAGCACTGATCTAGGTACCTATGCACACGACAATTACTTTGCTTATCAATTTAAAGCAGTAGATTATGATTACGACGCTGTTTCTTTTTCAATGCTAGTATCTGAAAATATTGGTTTCGATAATGAAACCAATGGCTTTGATAGTACTTTACTTGACATAGGAGAGTTTGAGTTACCCCCAGGATTAATGATATCAGAAGAAACTGGTTGGCTTTATGGTTATATTCCGAGAATAACACCAGCTCAGAAAGAATATGAATTTGGAATTTATGCGTATAAGAGAAATTATACAGAGTATAAATCAGAAATCGTTAGATTTAAAATAACAATTGTTGGTGATTTAAAATATGTAGTAAATTGGTTAAGTCCATCAGACTTAGGAAACGTTACTGCGGGTGAAGTAAGTGAGCTATCAGTTGAAGCAGCCAATGCGTTAAATAAAAAATTAATTTATACTTTAGAAATTGGATCAAAAAGTCGTTTACCACAAGGTTTGCGATTACTCGATAATGGATTAATTGTTGGAAGAGCAAGTTTTGAAGTAACAAGTTTTGATAAAAATACATTAACATTTGATAAAAATGTTAGAGAGTTTGGAGCATTATTAACTGAAACTACAGTTGATAAAAACTACACCTTTACTGTTCGTGCCAACGACATTGACAACGTTCTTATCACATACAAGACATTCACTATTAAATTGCTATCGACATATAATAGACCATATGAATCATTGTATTTGAGAGCGTTACCTGGTTTAGAAGATAAAGAAGTTTACAATCAAGTTGTTTTTAACTCTGACATCATTCCTGATAATTTTGTTTATAGAAATGGCGATCCGTATTTTGGTAAGCAAAGATCCCTAGACGTCTTAGTGTTGTCGGGTATTAATCCAAGCACTGCAAGTGAATATGTTCAAGCAATGGCAATCAACCACTATCGTAAAAAACTATTGCTTGGCAAGCCTGAGGTTGCACGAGCACTTGATGTTAATGGAAATGTGAAATATGAAGTATTATATTTGCCAATGAAAGACGACAACGGGTCATTATCTAAAAGTGTAGACTTAAGAACAAAAATTAAACGTAATGTACATGTTGATAGCCTCGACCCAACTATCGATTTAAATTATTTTACTGTTAATGGTTATGACAGGATTGTATATCCAAATGCATTGCAATCAATGCGTACACAGATTCGTGATACATTAGGATTTGTTGATTTTGAAGTATTGCCAACTTGGATGAAAAGTAAACAAGAAGATGGACGAATTCCATATTGGATACCTGCAATGGTATTAGCTTATCTAAAACCAGGCACTGGAAATCAAGTTAAGTTTTTAATCAATAGACTATTTGAGTACGATTTAAAAGATATTAGTTTTGAAGTTGATAGATACATCTGGGATTGTAACTTAAGCGCAAACTATAATGCAATCACTAATACGTACCTTGATAGTAACTTAACTACATTTGATGCTGACATCCGCCAAGGCAGCGATGTACTAGTATTTTCATTTGCTGCGGATGGATCTACTGTTTCATTCGACACTGATATTCAAATTGAAACAGGTATTTTAACTGTTGTTATAGAAAAATACATTTTAGGTGAAGATTCGACACTTACTTTAGATCGTAGCGTACAAGTTGAAGATATCGATTTTTATCGAGATGGTAGTGCAATTGTTTTTGAAACTGCCCCAGATGCCAGCGCAACTGTGATAATAAATTATGCAAGCAGTGAATTACTAGAAGCAGACTATGCAGTAAATGTGCCATTCAATAAAATTGATGGCATGAATAGAGATTATATAGATGATGTTTTGGGCGGATTTGATTCTGCTATTACCGTGTATGAAGGTAAAAGAATTATATTTGCTAGACAAGAACAGTACCCTGGATATATTGAGCCCGATAACGGTTGGATACAAAATTTAACTACTTGGGATGATGGTAATGTCTGGGATGATCCAAATATTGGGTGGGATGAATACCGCATTGTTCCGGGATATAACGAAAATCAAGAAGATCCTGAAATTGACAACGAACGAGCAGGTGTTTGGGAAGTCACTATTGATGAATTTAACTTAATTAGATTAGAATTTGTTGAAAGAGTTATTGCAGGACAAAGAATTGCAGTTAATAATGGCTCTGTATATGGCGGTAAAATTGTTAGATACGGCCCACTAACTAGATTTGATATTGGGGAAACAGTACCAAGTTATAGAATTATATCAGAGCAAGCTCGAGGAATAGAAACAATATTTGACGGCGGAAGCACACGTTTTGTTGAAAACATAAGCATTTATCAAACCCCCGACGAAGGTGATAAATACCTTGTATTTCCACGTGTAAACATATTCGCCTAGGAGAAGATTGAATGGCAGTTACAATAAACAAAACAGATGGTATCGAATTAGTTACTATTCAAGATGGAGCTATCGACACCAGTACTACCAATTTATCATTAATTGGTCGTTTGTATAGAAACTATGGCGAATTGGTAAACGAAAATTTCGTAAAATTACTTGAGAATTTTGCTAATTCTTCAGCACCAACAACTCCAATAGTTGGACAACTTTGGTATAATACTACAACTGGTGCAATTAATGTGTATCGCTCAAGTGGTTTTATTGGCCTTGCTAGTCTAACTACATCGGCAGCACAACCAAATTTACCAAAACAAGGAGATTTGTGGTACGATACTGCTGACGGCCAATTAAAAATGTATTCAGGTACAGCTTGGATAGTAGTAAGTCCACAGTATAGTTTAAGCCAAGCAAAAACTGGAGTTTTTCCTGAAACAATAAGAGATGTGCTTAATATAAATCATATTTGTTTAGTTCATTATCAACAAAACAGTGTAGTTGCTATTCAATGCAGAGATGCACAATGGACACCTCAAGTATCAATATCTGGATTTACTACTGTAAAACCAGGATTTAACATAGCAAATGTTAATTCTCAACAATTTGTTGGAAATGCAACAAATGCTGTTGCCCTTGGAAATATTCCATCTGGCTCTTATTTAAGAAACGATGTAAGTGGATCAATCAATGGCAGTTTAACACTAGCAGGCAGTGGACTATTAATTGGCCCATTTGATGATTTACAATTATCAACTGACGGGGTAGAAGCTTATATTATAAAACCTGATGGTAGATTAACTTTTGAAGTTAATGCAACAAGCGTTTTACGCTTGACTAGCGATGGTCAAATTGAAATTGGTAATGGATCCGAACTTACTCCAAGCATTACCTTTATAAGTGACTCAAATACTGGCATGTATCGCGTTGATGAAAATATAATTGGATTCAGCGTTGCTGGACAAAATATCATCGAAATAAGCGCCGACGGCTTGTATGTTAATGGTGACATTCAAGCTGCAAATTTCTCAGGAACGTTAAATGCCGGAGAAATAATTGCAGCAAATATAACTGTATCTAACAATATAGTTACAAGAACACTACAAGTTAACGACAATACTATTTTAGGATCAAGTTCGAGCGATAGTGTTCAGTTCCGTGCAAGTAATATCTCAATTCCAAATGGCCTAGTGTTTTCAAATGCCAACATAACATTTAATGGTCTAGTAAAACTAGATAATTCAATCACAAGTAGCGATGGGGTATCCCCAGTTACAATTGATAGCGATTTGTATGTTGCAAGCGATACTGAAATTAACGGTGGATTAGTAGTTAACACTACCATTAACGTTGGCGGAATTTTAATTGGTGATTCTACCGGAAGACTATCTTTAAATTCTAGCGTTGCTACAGGTTATGCGAACGTTGGCGATTTCACTATGGGATCAACAAACGGAATTAGAAGCTATAACAGTCCTAAGATGTGGGTCGCATGGAATGGTACACTTGCAGGTCTAGCAATTTATGATGCTTTCAACATTGATTTCGTGGCTCGATCTAGCACAAACAATTATACATTTACAACTGAATATCCAATTACAAGTGGAGCAATGGCTGTAGTTGGTTCAAACGGAACTAATTTAACTGCGGCTCCAAGTATCGGCGCAACAAGTTTTTCAATTACCACTACTAGTGAAGGCACTAGAATGGCACTGGTAGTATTAAGTCAATAAGGATTAACAAATGAAGATAATTTATCCAAGTCCCTCAGGGGGAGTAGCAGTAGCAGCAGTAAATCCTAAATATAGTGATTTAGTTGCTGCTGGCAAGAAATTTGTCCCAAAAGGACAACCATTTAAAATTGTAAATGATAGCGATTTACCAAGAGATGATACCTTTTTTGATGCATGGGAATATGATTTCTCAAATAAAGATGGGGTAGGCGAAAGAGAATAATGATTACAATTAATATGGACAAAGCTAAAAAGATTTGGCGTGATAAAATAGCAGATGCTCGCAAGGCAGCATTTGAAAAAAATGATATTGCTATTAGAGATGCACAGTTAGACAACGACGCAACTGCATTAAAGTTTGCATTGCGCCGCAGAGATGAACTAAGAGCTATAGGCGATAAGATTAATGCTGCAAATACCACAGATGAACTTAAGACCACTTTAGCTATAATAAATATGGTATAAAGGAAAAAAATAAATGGCATCAAATGTTAATCCAAATAACATCGACGGTACATATCCTGTAGCAGGCCAAGATAATGATAGTCAAGGTTTTAGAACTAACTTTACTAACATTAAAAATAATTTTGTGTATACTAAATCAGAAGTTGAAGATTTACAAGCCAAGGTTGTTCTTAAGACTGCTCTAACAGGAACTACAGTTGATAACAATATGGCTGGTACTATTTTTAGATCAGCTGAAGTTAAAGATTTAAGAGAAAGCAGAGTTGATTTAGGTACTACAAGCGGTACTGTAACATTAGATCATACTAGTGCTCATTACTATGTTGTAAGTTCAAGCGGTAATCTAGCACTTGCTTTTGCTGGTTTTCCAGCAGCAGGTAAAGTAGGAAGAATACGTTTAGAAGTAACGATAACTGATACAGTTGATACAGTTGTTTTACCGTCTAATATAACATATGGCACACAAGGACTTGCTGGATTTGATGGTGTTGATACTATTTCATTCTTTACTACAGGTACATACATTTTTGAATTTGTAACTGAAAACGGTGGAACCGACATTCACATTTCAGATTTGAGCCGTGCTAGAGATTACTTCCACAGTGAACAAATACAGTTACAACAAAGAACCCCAGCAGCAGCAGGTCGACCAGGCGATAAGGCTGGTATGATTGCAGTAGACGATGCATTTTTTTATGTTTGTACAAACGACTACGATGCAGGTTCTACATTAATTTGGAAACGTGTAGCACTAATACCTTATTCATAAGGACGAACAATAAAGCCCCGCTTTTTTGTTGAGACAAAAGCACCCCGGTAGTTCAGGCTGCCGGGTTTTTATTTGCATTATTGCATAACACTTGCTAATGTTATGTTTAGGAGTAAAGCATGACACAGGTTGATTTAAACAAGTATCGAGAATTTGTATTAGCAGTAACAAGCGCACCCAGTAAAGACCTTACTGAATTTATGAATCGATTAGATGATTTAGATGCAAATTACATTGATAGCGAACAAAAGCACGGACCACAAATCAATGTTCCGCTACTGCTAACTGCTGGTATTGGCCTAGCGAGCGAAGGCGGTGAGTTTAACGAAATTGTTAAAAAGATGTTCTTCCAGGGCAAACCACTTAACGATGATAATGTGTTCCATATGAAGCGTGAGCTTGGTGATATCATGTGGTATTGGATTAATGCATGTACTGCACTTGGACTTGATCCAAATGATGTAGTTGCTGAGAATGTTGAAAAGCTAAAAGCACGCTATCCAGGAGGAGAGTTTAATGTATGGCACAGTGAGAATCGCAAGCAAGGAGACTTATGAGTCTATGGGACTAGGTCCCCCTGTTTGTGAAGAGTGTCGTGTAGTAGCTAGTTACGACTCGAGCATGATGTTTTGGTATTGTAAATACTGTGGGAACAAAAAACCACAGTGGAACGCATGGGACTGTGGACTAACAGAAGAAGAACTGCATGAAAACAAACTGTTCCTCGATTTCGTAAAAGGATATGACAATGCATCCATTAGCAGGTGATCTAACTCAATTAAGCGATGAAGAGCTGTTGAAGAAATTAAACGAACTATACGACAGACTTAAAGTAGCATACTATATGTCAGATCCAAATATTAGCTATCAATTGCGTATGTTACTAGAGTCATATAAAAACGAACAAACTAGAAGAGCTCAAATAGCGCAGGAAAAGTTTGCTCAACAAAATAAAAAATTAACTGATAGGATTGATATTAACTGATGTTTACATGGACTGCACGTTGGAATGGCATGATGTTTTTAGACAACATTTTAATTCCAAACGAATGGGAAATTAAAGTTGGGTTTAACGGTGAATCAAATGACCCTGATCAAGAACAAATTGCATTTGATAGATGTAAATTTCTAATTGATGTAGCATATCAAGAAGCATTGTTTATGCATGTTGAAGAAGGTACATTTAGTAAACTAAACGACAAAATTCTTTGTCATAAAATTACTTTACCAGATGAAGCTGTTGATAGTACAATCGCTATTGCTACTCTTAGTAAGTTTATGTGCATTGCCGAAGATCGGTTATCATTTGATGGTATCACTATTAGCAGTAGAATTAGTGAAGGTGTTGAATTTCATTTTGATGCAGATCTAATGAAAGATGTAATTTGGTTAATAGACAATCCAGTTCGTAAATTAACAGGTGAACCTGCATGGTTTATGCGTAGTGATGCAGGTACAACTGATCTTTGGATACAAGGTAAAAAGAAACACGAAATTATCCGAGACGTTGACGACTGGAAAAATCATGGATTAGATTGGGAAAAGAGCGAAATACCCAATCCTGTAGATAATTTAATAGTTCCAAATCACAAACCTATAATTAAAAAAGGGTGGAAACCAAAAATTATTGACGGCGGCAAAAAGTAATGCAGCTAGACAAATACAATCGTAGGATTATACAAGAAAAGGATTTAATTGAAGTCCTTTATAATAATCCTGCGATTGATTTGTCGCACATCTATGTAGACGATGCTAGCAAACATAACAAAGCTATCGATATAAATTATAGCGAGTTGTCAAAAATAAATGAACTTCCAATAATTGGATTACCTGTAGAAGAATGGCATAAACAAAATCAAACTAATTGGCTCATACCTGATGAGTACAAAAATTTTGATATTGCTGCATGGATACTAAATGAATGTAATAATAATGAGGTTGAGTTGCAGCGATGCGGAAAAGAATTGTTAGAATATGCTGCAAGAGATTTACTTCCATTGTTGCAGTATCTTAAATACTTAGTAGATACCATGCGACAAAACAACATTGTTTGGGGAGTTGGGCGTGGTAGTTCGACGGCTAGTTTTGTATTGTATAAAATTGGTGTGCATCGAATTAATAGTATTGAATATCAACTTCCCTTAGAAGAATTTTTTAAAGAATTATTAGAAAATTGATTTTAATTACCAAATGTATTATATTAATTGAGGAGATTAATAATGGGTAAAATTTATAGAACAGCACAAGGTCGTAGTCTAGATATGGAAACAATTCGTTTACAGAATGAACTTGTTCCTGCATTAGGAAACATGCGTGTAAATGCTCGAGGCGACCAGCTTGGGCCTGGTGGAAAAATTATTAAAACTCGAGAAATGATTATGGATGAGTTTTATAAAACTAGAGCAACACCAACTGAGAATATTCCTCAACAAAGCTCTATTCCAACTCGTAGCAATCCAACTCGTAGAAAAAGCGATCCACTTCCGATGAGTAGCAAGAAATCTGAATTTACACCAGACGATGCTAGACCAGATATAGTAGACGTTGAGCCAGTTAAGACAAAAACTAAAAAGTCTAAATCTAAATCAACTGAAGCAACTGAAACAAAAAGTGAAACAAAATTAAAAGGTGGATTAGCAGCAGCAATTGCTAAAACACAATCAACAGAGAAAAAAGTAAAAAGGATTGATTAATGCCAGTCACACACGTTGAAGGTAGAGTAATACCAGTTCGAGATCACATACTTGTAGAAGAAATGAATTTTGGAGAGCGTAAAACACGTAGCGGAATCATTCTTCCAGGAGACAACGGGGAAGTTCGAGGAATTAGACCACGTTGGGCTAGGGTTTATGCAGTTGGACATGAACAACAAGATGTCAAAGAAGGACAGTATGTCTTAGTAAGTCACGGTCGTTGGACACGTGGTGTAGATGTTACCTACGAAGGTAACACAATTACCATTCGAAGAGTAGACAACAAAGATGTTCTTCTCGTAAGCGATGATCATCCAGGTGTCGATGAGAATGTAAACGCATCATGACCCAACAAGAGATAATGACCGAACTAGATATTCTTAGAAAGAATGTTGCTGACCTTCAAGCTGAATTAAACAAAGCATATAAACGTATTGCTGAGTTAACCGATCAAGTTATTGCTTTGCAGCGTGAACAGAATGTAAACTTAGGACAACGCTATTAAGAGGAACACATGAAGCAGCTTTGGGTAGAATCATATAGGCCAAAAACAATTGATGATTACGTGTGGCGTGATCAAGATCAAAAGGCGCAAGTTGAACAATGGATTAAGGAAAAGTCAATTCCGCATATTCTACTAAGCGGATCACCTGGTGTTGGCAAAACTACACTTGCAAAAATTTTGGTAAATGAGATTGGTGTTGAACGTTATGATGTGTTAGAAGCAAACGGTTCTAAAGAAGGTCGTAAGATTGAATGGATTGACAAGCTTATTAACTTTTGCCAAACTGTTCCGTTTGGTCCATTTAAAGTTGTGCTAATTGACGAAGCTGATTATCTAAATCCTAACAGCGTTCAACCTGCACTACGTAACTTAATGGAACAGTACAGTGATAGTGTTCGATTTATTTTAACTTGTAACTATCCCAATAAGCTAATTCCAGCTATTCATTCACGTAGTCAAGGCTTTCATGTTGAAAAAGTTGACCACACTGAATTTACTGCTAGGTGTGCAACGATTCTTGTTTCTGAAGGTGTTGAATTTGATTTAGACACACTTGACATTTACGTAACTGCGGCTTATCCAGATCTACGTAAATGTATTAATAATCTACAGTTAGCTAGTGTTGATAGCAAGCTTTCAAATCCAAAAGAAACTAATTCTAATACCATGGATTATAGAGTTAAGATGGTTGATCTGTTTAAAGCAGGTAAAATTATGGAAGCTCGTAAGCTTGCTTGTGCAAATGTTAGACCAGATGAAATGGATGAAATGTTCCGTTGGATGTATGACAACTTACATCTTTGGGCTAAAACTCCCGAAGGCCAAGATCAAGCAATTCTTAAAATTAGAGACGGTATTGCTAACCATGCATTAATTGCTGATGCTGAAATTAATCTTGCAGCAACTCTAGTTGAACTTACTACAATTGAGGAATAAGATGAAAAAACATCGTTATATTTTTGCCAAGTACCTAGCTAAACCACGCGATCCAACTAAGACGCACATCAAAGGTTATATGACAGATCCAAAGAATGTTCGTTACGATGAACTAGTTGGGTTTAGTGTTGGTCTAAAGAAGCGTGATGAAGAAAATCAAATCATTCTTGATATTGACGGACAAAAAGTAGTTAAGAATACTATGAATGAAAACAACGATTGGAGCCAATTGATGAACTATTTTATGGGCGCATATGAAAAGCAGTTGCTAGATTTTATGAAAAAATCAGGCGGTTCCATCTAGTAGTGCTTTTTAAGAAATTTAAACTTTTTCAAAATTAATTCTTCTATTTTAAATTGTTTAATTAGCATACGTTTATACAAGTCATAATAACAGTTTCTTAAGTGAATAGTATGTTGATGTTTTTCTTTTCTTAATTCCTGTGCTTGTAATAATGAATTGGGTTTTAAATTATCTAAATAATTTAGAAATGTGTTAAATCTTGAAAATACTTTGCCATGATTCCATAATAAATTTTCAGGCAATAGTTTAAGATTGAGTGATTCTAAATATCCATACGTTTCAGGTGCAGCAAGCAAATATAAAGGATGCTGCATCATAATTGATCGAAAAGTTTTTTCACTTAAGTTAACGATGGAATTGTCAGGGTCGGTTTCGATTAAAATATTACAATAGGTTTTTGAATACCAATTTCGATTAATTTCCCAGCTTGGATCTATGGCAATTTTTTTATCTGTAACTGTTTTTTGAATTAACGGTTTTTGTTTATAATCCTCTAATAAAGAATCATCTCTTGTAATCATTATTGATTTTTTAGGAATAGTATACAAATTATTTTCAATTACTTTCTTTTCAATATTTTTGTAAGTTTCAATATCAAATAGTTTTGTATGTCTTTTATTTTCAGCTAGGTAGGTAAAAATACTGGTTTCAATCCAATTTTTGTCGTAAAATTTATAAGCTAGAGCTTGCCTAAACATACAAGCTCTTTTATTCATACTTAAAAAGTAATATTCAACATCCTCATTTAAGTCTATTGGTGTTGTATCGCAATATATTTCCCAATAAATTCCGTTATATTCAGGATAATAAATCCATGTAAAATTTGGTAAAGTTAACGGCATCGGGCAATGACTTTGATAGTCAAAAACTGTGACTAATATTATTTCAAAATTTGGATTTTTAATCAAATCTTTTTTTAATCTACTATAAAAATTTCTAAAATAATGGGTAACAATAACCATATCGTTGCAGTGTATTAACACGCAAGTTCGAATTCCTTCTTCTTTGTGCTGTTTAAGTATTTTGTCGTAGTCTGCAAATACCTCAATTTCTGGACCCGAGATGAATCGTACTTTATTATACAGTCCTTGCAACTGATCAAATCTAGTAAAAACTGGGAGATTCATTGGGAGATGCATGGATATATTTAAATTATTGAAATCATTGAAGTAAATTTTCTGGCTCGCTAAGTCATTGATTTTGCAAGAGAATCTTTTTGGCATTTTTCTGCATTTTTCTGGTTGACCCAATATCAAACGGTGCTATTATCACAATATGAGCTTTGGGGATAGTCCCAAGCAAATAATGAGGTGTTACATGTCTAAGCTTTTTTCCGTCGTTGGTGTTAGCCGTATCCGTGAGCGCGATGCTATGAAGCTTCGTGTTGCCAATGGTAAGGCAGAAGCCCGTGCCAAGCGTCTTACCCGCTGCGGTCACGTAGAAGTTGTGCTTTTTGATACTAAGCCCATGTCCAAGCAGGCTGCGCTTAATTGGATTGAACTTAACCATCCCCAGCTTGCTGCCCAGATTGGTAACAAGCAGGTTAAGAGTGTAAAGGTTAAAGCTAAGGTTGAGGAAAAGGTTGAAGTACAGCCTGAAGTTAAGGTTGAGGTGATTGATGCTCCTCTCTCCCCGGCTGCCAAGCTTGCGCTTAAGCGTCTTAAGGATGCTGCTCGCAAGCGTGAGAAGCGGGCTGCCGAGAAGGCTGCCAAGCTTGCTGCTGTAGCCTAATCCAACTAGCCCTGTTAAGCTAAACACTTAGCAGGGCATTCTTTTATCCAAATAAAAAAGAGGTTGCAAATATTGCGTATTCATAATCCACATGCTTGGCGTCGTTTGGAACTCCGTCATAAAAAGCGAGAAGCACGACTTCCGTGCGTAATACTTGCTACACTCTTTTGGTTGTTTTGGTCACCCTTTTTATCTGTCTTTATAGCAGGTTATTTTACAAGCACTACAGGCGGAGCATACTTGCTTTGGTTGTGCTTGTTTGGTCTTGCTACTTTTGGTTTATGGCGTGTATATGAGTGGGGTGATCTAAAATAATAGTTGACGAGTCTATAACTTAGTTTATTATGTTGGTATAACAAGGAGATGAGTATGAACAAGTACCTTGCACAATATATTGCCCAGCGTAATATGCAGCGCATGTGGTTTAACCAGCCACAGATTGATCCTGCTAACATTTCTCCCAAGGAAGCTCGCGAGTTGCTTGATGCACTGGAAGGTGACCTTAGCCCCGAGAATCTTTGTTGTGATGGCGAGCTGCGTGGCGCACCTCTCCGCACCAAGACTAAGATGCTTAATGAAGCAAAGAAGGCGCTGCTACAGGGAGAGTATTAATGGAAAAATTTAAAGAACAACTTGAACAGTTAGTTGAACCACTTGCTAGGCAATTTGCAGCAGAAAAGATGAACCTGCAGAAAGATCCGCTAGGCGAAAAGCTTCCCGAAGACCTCTGGCGTCAGACTGTACCGCAAGCCCGTAAATTCCTTAACCTGGAGTGATGTGCATGAGTAGTGAATATACTGACAAGCTTCTTGAAATGGTTGAGGAAGGTTTGCTTGACAAGGATCTTGTCATCATGGCTTGTGCAAAGTACATGGGCGAAGCCAAAGTCAAAGCTATGATGAAAGCGAATGAGTTCTTTGAGGACGAGGACCAATGACACTTGAAATTATCATGCGTATCTCGCTATTTGTCGCTGTGATTGGGTTTCTAATCTTCTTTTGGTCAACAGTTTTTTCGTGGGTGTTCTAATGTCTTGGCGTCTCTTTATTGATGACGAGCGTTTTCCTATCCGCGAGGATGAATGGTTTATTGCGCGGGATTATAATGAAGCATGTGAGCTTGTGCGTAAGCACGGGCTTCCTGCTTACATCAGTTTTGACCATGACCTCGGGGATGGCCCAACCGGTGCCGCTTTTGCGGATTGGTTAATTGGCTGTATGTTGAACAAGATGTTGAAGTTTCCCAAGAGTTTTGGCTACTATGTTCACAGCCAAAATCCAATTGGCGCTGCTAATATTCGCGGCAAAATGGACGCTGCTATTAAGCATATCGGCTACGAAAGCTAAGTGTTTGAAATCATTAGAGAATTTTTCTCTAGTAAAATCAAGCACTTAGCCCCTAAAAATAGCGGTTGACGCCTACTCAATTTCTGCTATTATGTGTACATAACAGCAAAGCAAGGAGTTTAGCACATGGGCATTTTTATTCCGTCTTATCCGCGTGGTTTTGGCCGCTCCAACTATACGCCCCGTTTTACCAAGGGCTATAAGAAGGCTGCTCCTACTTTTATGTTTAAGTCTGAGGATGTTTGGAGTGCTGCGGCTGCTGCCCAGCGCATTAACGGCTCTTACCTTAAGGAAGCTACTTACTCCTACGACGAGACTTCGGAGCGTACCGTGCTTAACAAGGAAGCTAACAAGGTGCTGGTGCGCCAGTTGCTGGACACTAACCAGGGTTGGACTGAAGAGGACGTTGCTGCTGGCGCTGAGGCTCGTGCCTACTGGCAGAACAACCTTGTTAAGATGATTGGCGGTACTGCTAACGACTTTGAACAGACTGCTATTACTTTGGCTAACAAGGAACAGGTTGAGACCAACTACGACGTTGCTGTTATCTCTAGCTTGATTGCTAGCGCCCAGCGTGGTCGTGCTAAGGAAGCTCTTATGGAAGTAAAGGCCAACAGCGACAGTAAGCATGTTGGCACGGTTGGTAACCATGTTGCGCTTAATAATGCTGAGGTGCTGGCTGTTGGTAGCTTGAGCGACTTTGGTAAGTATCGCGTTGATGCCAAGTTTGAAGGTAACCTCTTTACTTGGTGGAGCGGCAAGACTTATCCCGTTGGTGCTAGTGTTAGCGTAAAGGGTAAGGTCAAGGGCCACACTAAGGACCGCGATACTAACGCTGCTATTACCCAGCTTAACTATGTTAAGGAGGTTTAATGAATACGCTTGGCAAACTGTTTGCTTACCTGCGTGTAATTCGAGTGTATAAGGACGGCGACACTTACGGTTTTGTTTGGCGCTGGTGGAACCCCGTAGCTTGGTTGTTCGCTCCACTGACATTTATGCTAATGGCATTTTTTGAAGGAGTGCCTTATACGTTTGCGAACAGGTACGAGGTTGGATTTGGGACCAATCCGTATTTTATTGATAACCCTAATGAACTAGAATGGCTTTAAAAAGGATTGACAAATGGTTAAAGATACCGTAACACTTACTGAACGAAACCTTGTGTACACCAACCGCACTGTAAATTATGTTGATTGGTGCCAAGAGGCGCAGAGGCGATTTAAGGCAATTGGACTTGATCGTTTTGACGAATTTACGCTTGCTCCTAAACACGCTTATGAACTAGGCTACACGCCAGATAGTTGGGCGCGGGAAGTGCAAGATAGTATTAAGCGATCTACACGAATTAAAGAATTTAGAAAGTTTAATCCTAATTTTTAAGTGAGGTATTAATGAACAAGGTTATTGTTTTTGATATCGATGGTACGCTGGCAAACATCGAGCATCGTCGTGCGTTTGTAGCTAGCAAGCCAAAGAACTTTAAGGCGTTCAATGCTGCTATCCCGCAGGACACGCCGCATGAGGAAATTGTTTTTCTAGCACAGACTTTTGTTGCTCAAGGCAACAAGGTGATCCTGTGTTCGGGTCGAGGTGAGGAAAGCCGAGGAGTGACCGAGAAGCAGATGAAGGACTTTGGTGTGGAGTTTAACGCTCTGTACATGAGGGCTCTCAAGGATTTCCGCGCAGACAACATCGTGAAAGTTGAGCTGCTGGCGGATATCCGTAGGGAGTTTGGTGAGCCCTTCCTGTGGTTTGATGACCGTAAGCAGGTGGTGGACGCTATCCGTGCTGAGGGTGTGCGAGTGCTGCAAGTTGCCCCTGGGGACTTTTAGTTCCTGGGGTTTTAGTAGTAATAATATTTTGGCTAAGCAGGTTAAATTATTTGACAATTAAAATTTGTATGCTACTGTTAATTACTAAGCAGTCATGCTTAAAGTTTAAAGAGGAGAAATGAAATGAAGTTCACTATTCTAATTGGCGCATTAGCATTGACTGCTACTGCTTTCACACCGCTTGCTCATGCCAGTGCTGCCTTTGGCGGTCTTGACAAGCAATGTTTTAAGGTGCTTCGCAAGGAATGGACTAGCTGCAATAACGGTGCTGGTTCCAACGCAAAGCTTCCAGACTTCAAACTTGACATGAAGTCAACTAAGTCAAGAAATAACAATACCAATGTTGGTGGTGGCACCAATAACAATGAACCAGATACTGGCGGTGAAGATCCTGGTACTGGCCCCGATACTGATTCAAATACTGGCAACGAAGACACCGGCTCTGAACCGGATACTGGCGGTGAAGATCCTGGTATTGGCCCCGATACTGACACAGACAATAGTAGCCAGCCTGACAATAACAACGGTGGCGGTAATAACACAAGTCCTCCTCAGAGCAACAGCAATGACATAAAGGGTTTTGATCCTTCGACTGGTCTATACGGTCCTGGGACGTAATAGTATCTCTTATCACTGCTAAAATGCCAACAGTGATCATCCCATATTCCCATGAAGCAATAGTTTGGGCAAAAGAAAATTGCCCAAACTATCATTATAATATTTTAGATTTTTCCAATTGGAAGATTGACGAAGGCGTACTTCGTGTTAAAGTATATTTTGAACATGAGAATGATGCAACACTGTTCGCACTAAGATGGATTCAAAATGACTGACAAAGTTTATACGGCACTTTATCCTTTGGACTTTACAGGTTATAGCTTTTACGACTATACTCAAATGTCTATTGAAAATTACTATTACCACAAGCTAGAACCAGGTGGGTTTGTATATCATATGCTATGCAATGACTTTGTGGGTGCCGCTTGTCGTGCTGATAGTTGGAACCAAGAGAAGCTACCCGATTATGCAATGTGGTTAACCCACCGTATGCCGCCTGGCGCATGGGGCAGTAAAGAAATTGTTGATACTTGGTTAAGGAGTGACCGTAATGCAGCTTAACGCTGGTGAAACTGTTACAATCAAAGTTCGTAATCCAATTTGGCCAATGAGGAAAGCATATGCGAGTTATGTACACATTCCAGAGTTTAACGTCTACACAGGTCAAGTGGTTAGCAATCATCGTGCTATTAAGCCTGGTCAAATTGGGCTAACCAATGATGATCCAAAATTTGACTTGCGTGTAATTGATCTAGAGCGTATAGTAGGATTTGAAGATACAGTTGTTGCTCCAAGCAAGACTGAATCAAAAACTTGGACCGTCCAGGGGTCTAAGGATAAAACTTATACCGTGACACTGGACCACGGTCGTTATGAATGTACATGCCCAGGCTTCCAATTCCGGCGGTCCTGCAAGCACGTTGATGAAAAGAAGGAAAATGTTAATGCTTAAGTCTGCTTTTATGGTTAGTGCTGCTGTTGGTCTTGCTCTTTTTGTAGGAAGTGCTAACGCTGCTGAGAAGATGAAGATCAACCTTTGTACTGGTGGCGAAGGTAAGCCCTATAACGAAACAGGACAGTATATTGCTAGCTTCATGCGTGATAGTCGCAATGCTGAAATTAATGTTGTTACCAGCAAGGGCACATGGGACAATATTGAACGCACGGTGCTAACAACTGCTACGCCTGAAACTGTAGCTAATGGTGAATCTTGCCATGCATTTATTGGTCAGCCAGATGGTGCTGTTCTTCTAAAGCGTAAGAACCCTGCTGCTGCTACCAAGCTACGTATTATTGGTTCTGGACCACGTGAATTCCTTCATGTACTTTGTAGCAAGGAATCAGGCGTTGATGATCTCAGCGATCTCGCCGGGGATAATAATAAGAGTATTGCGCTCGGTGCAAGCGGGTCTGGTGCTTGGCTAATTTGGCAGAATTTCATCGCAGAAGACAAGAGCTATGCAGAAGTTCAAGTCACTAACGAGGAAGGCGCAATTGCAATGGCAAGCGTTGCTAGTAATACCACAACTTGTATGCTAGTGCCTGCTGCTGTTGGCAATGCCACAGTTATCCAAGTCGATACAGACTTTGGTGATAGTATCAACCTAGTTGGTGCTAATGACATGGACTTTAACGATGCTACCAACATTGATGGCAAAACGCTATATCGTTGGCAGACAATTCCAAGTGGCACTTATCCAATTAACCTCCAGTCTGGTTGGTTTAGTGGTTCAGACACAGTTGCTTGGCAAGCAGGTGTTTACATTAACACCGAATACTTTAACGGTAATCAAAAAGCTCTAGAGGACTTTATTACTGCTGTAGCAAAGGCTAAGCCTGCTATTAAGAAGACCTTTGGCGAACTAAAGTAATAGCATTTAACATTAAACTCAAAAGGGTCCTAACGGGCCCTTTTGCCATAAATATAGTATGCTACTGATTGAATTATTTGAAGGTGGTTGGACCACTACTGTAACCCAAGGTACTGTTATTCATCCAAGTACCGTCAAAAAAGCTTTGGCAATAATGGAAAAGTTTATTGCTGACTTTAATGTCTATGCTAAACAAACGGGTATTCCAACTGTTAAGATAGGACATCCAACAGGTAGCAGTGCATATCACGATGTAGATCCTGAAGATAAGATTTACGGTGATATTGATTTACAAATTGTTGTCCCAGAGTTAAAAGATAAACCAAACATGACTACCGGACAAATACAGTATTTTTGGAATAAGCAATTTGGCGAGTTTGCCAAAGCAACCAATCCAAATTATGTACATCCTGAATCAACCCCTGGACATCCAATTTTAAAAATAGGCGATGATGCTTGGGTGCAGATAGATATGATGCCGCATCCAGAACCACTTGCTACTTGGGGACGCTACAGAGCAACACCAGAGCGTGGCGTTAAAGGTATGCTTAATGGCAATATGTTTGCTGTAATTGGCGAAATGCTTATGCTCAACTTGCAACATTCAGGAGTGCAATATAAGGAGCAAAATGGTCGTCGTGTGCCATACGCTGCAACTAAAAAAGATTATGAACTAAAGACTATTACAACTAATGTAGAAACATTTGTGCGTGATATTTTCAACAACGAATATAAAGACATTATTGGCAAGGATCCAAAGAACGCTAAAATTGATCCGCTATTGATCAAACATCCTGGCAGTGACCTTAAAGAGGTAAAAATTAGCAATCTTGTTAATGCTGTAAAAGGAATGGCACGTAGTTTTGAAATGAACGGAATGTATGGTAAAGGTATACTTGCTCCATATTCCAACGCAGAAGAATTTTTAAACAAGTTTGTACAAATATATATGGCAAAAGCACAAGGTGCTATTGATGCACCAAAACGTGATAAAGCAGAAACACCTGAAGCCAAAGCAAGAGCTGAAGCAGATAAGAAATCTATTGCCCAGGGTGCTAAGATGGTCCAACAATTATTTGCAAATAATTCTTAACGTGCTATACTAGACTTATGTCAAGAATATTTGTAGTTTCAGATACACACTTTGGTCACGAAAACATTTTGAAATTCCGTGACAGTAATACCAACGAACTAATTCGTAACTTTAGTGACATTCATGATATGAATGAGTACATGGTTGATCGTTGGAACAAAACAGTAAACGATGATGACATTGTCTATCATCTTGGCGATGTCTACTTTGGAAAAGGACATGAAGTCCTACCTCGACTAAAAGGCCGCAAGCGTTTGCTACTAGGCAATCACGATCACGGCAAAGATCAAAATCTACAAAAGCATTTTCAAAAAATTAGCATGTGGCGTATGTTCCCAGAATATAATTGCTTGCTAACTCACGTACCAGTTCATGAAAGCGGCTTGTATAAAGTACAATACAACCTTCACGGACATATTCACCAAAATGCAAGTCCAACAGATCGGCACATTAACTGTAGCGTAGAGGTCCAAGATTACATGCCAAAATTGATCACGGATTTGGTCCCAAATTTAATGGTTTAGTAACCGGTTGACACCTGCTGTAAAGGTGCTATTATAGCAATATAACAAGTTAGGACAACACGATGCGGTACGCTTTTCCTGTAATTAATCATATTGATGATGTACTACCTGCGATTGCAGATAGGGACGAGTTCATTGTGGCAAAGAAGGACGGCTATCAGGTCGTTAACTATGCTGTTATGATGGAAGACAGCTTTCCGCCTGTAACTGGTGAGGACTTCTGTCCGGGCTGCAAGGAATATAAGACTGAGATTGGGGACTGCGGTTCTCAGCGTTGCCCGGACTTTGTAAGTGCTGCTGCCATTCGGCGAGAGTGCCGAGGTCTTGTGTTTGACCTTGAAGGCAACGTAATCAATCGTCGTTACCACAAGTTCTTTAACATGAATGAGCGTGATGAAACTCGATTTGAAAACATCAGCTTTGATCGCCCTCATATGATTTTAGAAAAGCTTGATGGTTCTATGGTAAGCCCTTGCTACGTTAAGGGGCATGTTCGTTGGATGACCAAGATGGGCATTACTGATACCAGCATGGAAGCGGAAACGTTTGTTGCTACTCATCCTAAGTATGTAGAGTTTGCTAAGGAAAATTTGGACTCTGGTTGGACGCCTGTGTTTGAATGGTGCAGCAACAAGAACCGTATTGTAGTCAGCTATCCTGAGGATCAGCTAGTTCTCACTGCACTGCGTCATAACGAGAGTGGCTATTATGCGCGGCATGAACTTCTGCAGGCATATGGTAAGCGTTACGATATGCCTGTTGTAAAGGCGTATGATTATGATTCTGCAAACATTCTTGATATCGTGCGTGGTATGGAAGATGCTGAAGGCGTAGTTATTCGCTTCTTTGATGGTCACATGCTTAAGGTTAAGGCTGATTGGTATGTGCTGCGTCACAAGAGCAAGGATGCAATCACTCGTGAAAAGAACGTGCTTGATTACATTGTGAACGAAAAAGTTGACGATGTGCTGCCGTTCTTGCAGGTTGAGGATCAGGCTCGTTTGCTCAAGTTCCAAGACAAGTTCTGGGAAGGATTTAATGAGTCGCTTGCGGCTTATGAGGACCATTATCAGAATGTTGTGCAGGCTGGTGTAGACCGTAAGCAGTATGCATTAGAGTGGAAGCCTGTGATTGAAAAAACTTTTCCGTTTGCTCCGCAGTATGCATTTGGTCGCTTTGCTGGACGGGATGGCAAGGACATGCTTGTGGATCATGTTCGTAAGAACATTGGTACTCAATCTAAAGTAAATGAAGTCCGTAAGGTTTGGGGAGGACATGAATGGTCCTACTCTTTTGAAGGAGATGAATAATGGAAGATAACTATTCTGTCCTGTACGTGTTTGTTAATACTGATCTGCCTAGCATGAACCCTGGCAAAGCGCAGGCTCATAGCGGACATGCTGCTAATGCTTTTATTAATAAGGCAGCAATTCAACCTATGCGGGCCGGTAAGGAACTGAGGTACGATGTCCAAACTTGGATGGCGGAAACGCCATTTGGGTTTGGTACGCAAATCAATCTAAAGGGTGAGTGGAACGAAGTTGTACATGCTGTTGCTGAGGCAGCAGAAGCTGGTGCTGTTGCTGAACTAGTAATTGATCCAACTTATCCTTACATTGTTGACAAGGAAATTGTTAAGCTAATTGATCCTAAGGTTCACACTAAGATTCCGTATGATCTTGAGGATGGTCGTTTCCTGTGTTGCAGACAAGAAGTGACCGCTGCTTACATTTTCTATTTTAAGAATAAGTTGGAACCTATTGTTAGTAAGTTCCCACTACATCCATAATTTAAAGAAGGTAAATCTAAATGAAAAAGAAATTTAATACAGCTATACTAATAAGTGCTTTAACAGGTGCTGCAATCATGGCTTCACCGGTAATTGCAGAAGCTGCACCCGTAGTTGATAGAAAGTGCGAATGGCCACAGTATAAACTAAAGCCTCTGCCACAGGATAATTGTAGCAACGGCAAGTCTGTACATGACGCCGGCCCATATACATCCTAAGAAAATGAGTATATTTGAACAATTCATGCTTCTTGCCTTAGTGTGTTTTGGTATTTTCTATATGTCCTATGAATACAATTCTAGAAAGCTAGAAGCAATCCAAAAGAAAAGAGAAGAAGACGAAAAGATTATGGCTGCACTTCGCAAAGAATATGAACCAAAGCGACCTCCACCTAGAAGGTTTCCAATCTACTAAAGGAAATAATGATGTCTAAAGAATTACTTTTTACAGTAACCGCAAATGATTGCGATTGGCAATACTTGCGAGGTACAGGTCCTGGTGGTCAAAAGCGCAACAAGACTGAGTCAAAGGTTCGCTGTGTCCATCGTGCTAGCGGTGCTAGTGGCGAAAGTGATCTTACTCGTAGTCAGCACGAAAATAAACGAATCGCGTTTAGGAAGATGGCTGAATCTAAAGAGTTCAAACTTTGGCATAAACTAGAAACAGCAAGACGAATGGGTGACCAACTTACCATTGAAGAGAAGATTGACAAAACTATGAATGATGTTAATTTAAACATTGAAGGCAAAGTTAACGGGCGCTGGGTCCCAATTGAAGAAGCGCCATTTGAGGAAAAGTAAATGACTGAATATAATCCTGATAGTTGGGTTGTTATTAAGATGACTAATAAAGATCAAACCTTTTACAAGGTTCTTGGTGGTTGGTCAGGCGGATATCTTAATGGTACTAGTTGGCGATTAAATAGCGGCATCACTCGAGCCGAATATGATGCATCAAATGATCGTTGGAAATTTTATGGTTCAAGCGGTTCTGTATATAACTGCTGGCCAGAATCATACGGATTGAAAATGAGCACTGCTCCTACGTGGGATCAAATGAAAACCATGTACCCTGATCAAGTTGAATTGCTCGATAATCGCAATTGGGAAGAAATGGATTGGGCCCCTTAGATCGTGCAGCCAAATTAGCGATTGAAAAGCATCAACGTCTAATGCATAATAAAGTATTAGAGCTAGTATTAGGCGATATGATTGCTATGGATACAGTTCATGAAGTTAGACAAAAATTAAAATGGTGGTATGACCACCTAGAAGAATTTGATAAGGAAGATAACAATGACTAGTATTATGACAACAAAGTATTTTCGTGATGATGACGAAACACTTCCGGAAGACTTCCCTTGGGCTAGCTGGGCAGAGTTTCAAAAAGACATGGAACAAACTTGGGAAGATATGAAAAGCGAAGGCGTTCGTCTTGGTAAACTTGAAGTAACACCCGAAGGATGGTTAAAGGGTCATGGACATCCAGATGACTGGTTTGACGCAGTCTGCAAAGACAAGTAAAGTACCACAGCATTACGACAAACTTGGAGTAGAATTATTTCCAGGCGATTATGTTGTTGCTCCTTATGGTACTAGGGAAACAATGATTGCTAAGGTAATTAAACTTAATCCAAAAATGCTTACAATCTGTAGAGTTGGTGCTAGAAGTAACGCTAACACTTATGCTAATCAAACAGTAAAACTTGACCCTTCACTTGTAACCATGTATATTTTACGAAACAAAAAGTAAATTTACATGTTAGTTCCTTTTGAAACCTTGCTCGGAAAAATTTTAACTAAAGTTGAAGTTATTAACGATGATCAAGATATTGTTTTTTATACTGATACACATCAGTATAAATTAACACATGATCAAGACTGCTGCGAACGTGTGCTTATCGAAAGTATAGTAGGTGATCTAAATGATTTAATTAGTTCACCAATTACTCTTGCTGAAGAAGCAAGCAACTCTTGGAGTGCATCTAATAATTCTAAAATACTACACGCTTTAATGCCAAATGAACCCAAAGATAGGTACGACGAAAGCTGGACTTGGACATTTTACAAGTTAGCAACTATTAAAGGTTATGTTGATATTCGTTGGTACGGCACTAGTAATGGTTACTACAGCGAGAGCGTAAGTTTCTACTGCTATGACAAATAAAAGGATTTAAAATGCCAACATTATACATGCTTGTAGGAGTTCCCGGTTCAGGCAAAACTACATGGATTAAGAATAACAAACATGATGCTGTTGTTCTAAGTACTGACAATTATATCGAACGTGCTGCTGAAAAACACGGAAAAACTTATAGCGAAGTATTTCAAGATACTATTGGCTACGCTACTGAACAGATGGAGAAGGATCTTCTTCAAGCAGTGCGTAACGAGCGCGACATTATTTGGGATCAAACTAATCTTACTGCAAAGGCACGTAAGAGCAAATTAAGTCGTGTCCCAAAAAGTTACAAAAAAGTTGGAGTGTACTTTTCTGTGCCTCAAGATTTGCGTGATCGTTTAGCAAGTCGCCCAGGTAAAACTATTCCTGAACCCGTTATTCTTAGTATGATTAATCAACTTCAACCACCAACAAAGGAAGAGGGGTTTGATGAAATTTTGGCCGTTTAAAAAGAAAAAATTAGTTCCAATTGGAAAAACAGAACCATTCACAATTACTTTAGATTCTAAAGACGATGCAAAAACTCGAGCAATGAAAATGTGTCAAGTTGCTGGAATAGTTATTAATCAAAACATGTATGATCGTTTAGATGACATTGCTCAAGTTTTTGAATTTTATCAAAAGCATGATTATCTATCAGGTAAAAAAGCAAAAATTAAAAATCAATAATTTACTATTTGACCGATTATTCCGTCATTAAATTTTATTATTATATCGTTTTTAGAAAAATTATCTAAAGTATGAGTATATCCAAATTTTATCGTAGATTCTAAAAATAAATTAACATGAACATATTCAATATACTGTGTAGTAATATTAATTGCTTTTTTTGAAAATATTGTGCAACAATAATCTAAGTGTTGTTTTTCTAACTCACTGTGAATTACATCTATTCCACTTATAGAGTCAATTGTATTATTTAATTTTATAGCATGTATATTTTTATCATCTGTAGATGATAGACCTAAAAATCCTACTTTTAATGGAAATTTTAAGATATTAGCTTGATAAAATTCTTGACATTTTTTGTGATTTATCCAGGATGAAGAATGTTGTTCATTAACTAAAAAATGA